TAGTCAACCATTAGTAATAATCGGCTTTTCTCATTGGAAAAAATTCTTCTTCCTCTTCGTCACTCTCTATCCTTATAAAACCACCCTGACGAAATCTCATAAGAGCCTGAGTAGAGGAGTCAACTAAATCATCGTGATCGCCAGTGGGGAAGGCAGCGAACTCTTCAACCACTAATTCCGCCCACCTTGTTTTGGGTGCCCACACATGACCAGATGAGAATAAATCCGAAATTGCATTTACCCTTGCAATCTTATCTCTACCTCTGCTGGGTATGTATTCGCCCACAGGTATACCCATTCTTCGCAACTCAAAGATTAATGGTGTTCCAGCCGCCTTTGCTTCCACAATAAACGCATCAGGATCGTACTGTTTATACATTTCGTAAGCTCTAGCCTTTAGATCTGGAAACTCTAATCGTTCTTGAAGAGCATCTAGAAGTATAATGTTTGATACTCCGTCTTCGTCTGTAAATACACCCCAGGTCGTACATGCACTGTAGTCAGCAGTTTCCTTTGCCAGGAATGCAGTATCCCATGACTGAATCACAAAGTCACAGGGCGGTGGTTTCTTTTCGGGCCATTCGTTCCACCACTCACGCTTAATGATCGCAGATTCTTCGGAGGTTGGATCTTGCTGGTACTGGGCACTCCACTTACTAACAGGCAATTCTGCTTTTAGTGCCTCTAGTTGATCAATCGGCCAGAACCCAGGCCAAAGAGGTTTTCCGCTTGGAAGTATTGCGGGAAACTCAATAACTTCCCACTCATCCGCACCACCCCTTTCTATAGATGCTTTAATAATGCTTCCCGTTAAATCCTTTTTAGACCAACGGGTCATTACCAAGCAAATCGCACCCCCAGGTTGAAGCCTCTGGCGAGGACCTGATGTGTACCATTCATATGTTTTATCATACACAGATGGGTCGTTTAGTGCAGCTTCTTGCTCAGAGTGCGGGTCATCAACAATCAAAATATCTGCACCCTTACCCGTTACGGCACCACCCACACCAATAGCAAAATATTCTCCCTGCTTGTTTGTGCTCCACCGACCCGCTGCCTTGGAATCCGTACTTAGGGTAACATTATTAAATATTTGTTGGTAAACCTCTGAGCCTACAAGGTTACGAACCTTACGACCAAAGCCCACCGCAAGCTCCGCAGTATGTGCTGTTTGAATAACTTTTTTATCTGGAAATCTGCCCAAGTACCACGCAGGAAAAAGATGTGATGCAAATTCTGACTTAGTATGCCGTGGTGGCATATTTACTATAAGCCTCTTGAGGGTCCCATCGGCAATTCTGTTGAACGCATCGGACATAATCTTATGGTGCTCACCCTCAATAAAGGCAGGCCAAACTTCTTTTACAAAAGCAAGAAAATCACCCTGGGCTAATTCTTTAACTTTTATTCCACTAATTCTACCAATAAGATCAATGGCTTCTTTTTGTTTGTCAGGAGGAAGCGACTGAACTGTCGCTGCAAGAGTCGTCAGATCTAAGCTCATTTGGTTCGTTCCCCCAGTTCGTCAAAGCACTCGTCGTTAATGTATTGGTCTCCCCACCAGCACCCACTTTTGCCCGTGGCACAGGATGCTAATGGCAAAAGGAAAAACAATATAACTAGAGCTTTGGCCTTCACAAAAAAACTCCTATTACTTAATATTACCTATACTAGATAATCTATACTAGGTAATCTATACTATAATATCTAGACTTATTATCTAATCTAAAAGAAATTTAGGTAACTAAGTTAGATACTAGACACCCCCCTCCGTAGTGACAAAGCGTAAAGATAGCTGTCATATCATCAAAAATTGGTGGTAGGATATGCAAAACACTGTTTATATATAAAGAGACGGCCAACCTCCAGCAGGGGTGGTCCCCCCTACTGGGGTCGTCCATCTCTTTATTTTAAAAGCAACTGCAACAGCAACAGCAACAGCAGTATCAAAAGCAACAGCCGACGGATTTCACGCATCGCTCGCAAGCTCGCTGTGAAACCATATATCTCATATGGACTCGTTCTTAACGCTCCCCTTTGAATGACCTACTCTAATTTTTCTAAACAGCCAGAAAAATTAAGGTCATAGTCGGGAAGCTAAACGAGCCTAATTATACTCTCTCTCTCCACAGATGCTCCAAGATAATTTGTCTATCATGGTGTAACACTAAGTTTCTCAGTCGATAACTCTGACAATCTAAACAGCCAGATTGTCAATCGACTGATCTCCTAACTGTTACAACTGCACCATGACGCAAGCATCAACCAGCATTACTTCGTAATCTTGGAGCAAAAGCTCCTGCGATTACCTAGAAAGTAATGCAAGTTGACACCTGCTGTGAGCCAAATTTTCTCTTCGCATCTGCGAATAGAGGTTCGTAGGTAGTCATTTAACCTAGAGGGGAACACCCTCGAAGGAGCACAAATGAGTAGTAAAGACATTGCACAGCAGGCTAAGACTATCTCTTACAAGGTAGCGAAAGCCTGTTCAGAGCAGGTCACCCATGTAGCCGAAGAAGTTGCAAGGGCTGGACTGTATGTCGCTGGTGTAGCTGGTATGACCAAGAAGGCTGCGATTGCAATACAAGACCTTCTATCACAAGCTGGTTCACTGATTGAGAAGCACCGTAGAGGAGACGGTAGCTTCAAAGATACTATGCCCATAGAAGGTCTTCTGGAGATTAGAGATGACCTTTACAACGATGTCCTTGAGAAGTCTAGGAACATCGGGAAGGCTAAGTATGACTCTGAAGTTCGGCAGGCTAGGGGTAACAAGAAGTTACTACCTACCAAGAACAAAAACACCTACGGCAAGGATGCGAGGAAGAACATCTCCAACAAGCTCAAAGCCTTCCGTAACTTCTTCTGGTGTTTGTCACATCCTGAGTTCTATGAGGAAGCCCTAGCTGTTGTCAGGGATGCAGGAACTAAGGATGGTAACACTTGGACTCAATGTGCCAAGATCTTCCTCAAAGTCCAACTGGATGCTGTGGCTAACTGCAATCGCAAGGTCATGGTAGGAGTGCCAGTTAACGATCCTGCAGGTATCTGGTTTATCAGGACTGACCAGATCAAAGACCTAGCACCTTGGACTGATGACCAAGGCAGAAAAATAGCATCCATCACCTGGGGATCTGGTGATAATGCTTACACAACAGATGTTATCTTGACTGGTAACATGACTGTGAAGAAGCTCTACACGTTACTAGAAGCTAGACAGCTAGAGCTTGCAAGGTCTTCTGCAAAAGCTACGTCTGATCTTACGGCTCTGTTGGAAGTAGCTGTACCACCAGAGCAAGTCCTCACACCGAGGACTGCTGATTCTGATCAGTAAGTAGTAACTGGGTGGCTAGGGCTTCGGCTCTAGTCACCCTTTTTTTTACTCAACAGGAGTATATTATGAGCCGTCCTCCACTTTCCGAACGTAGCACTCACGAGCAGGTAGAAGTAATAAAGGGTCTCATACATGAGATGCTACACCTTTCGCCAGAAGAAGAAACCCCTAGCCTTGAGCAGTACGCCATAATCCTCAAGCGATGGAGGATTGTCTACTCAACATTCATGCTTGCCATTGAGCAAGTCTACCAAGACATCAGAGCAAGCAAACATGGGAGGTACTAACGTGGAAAAGATAACTAGGAGGTCTATAGATTAGAGTAGCCCATAGTCAGCGTGTAGGCGAGGAGCCTATCGCGTAACAAAACCATTCGTGACCACCACCTAGGGGGACACCATGCAAGAAGGGACACTGTTTTATGAGAGCAGTGTTCCTTTTTTATTGTTCCGTTCCACACCAAAAGCTAATGGTCCAACTAAAAGCAATTTCTTTTTTTTTGAGTCGCAACGAGGTACGGGCCGACTCACTTCATGGGGGAAATTTTCCCCTACTTCTTACGCTATGCCGTAAGTTTCTCAGCTGTAAACGATACGGCTATACAGTAGTTGACCCCCAGGTGTTGCTTTTTCTTTGGCCACAATGAGGTACGGGCCGACTGAAGAGGGAGGTACGGGCCTATTGATTAGGTTAGGTTTTACTGGGGGAAATTTTCTCCCACCTAGAAAAACCAAGTTCTAGGTATCAAACCTAACTGCTATGCTTGGGTAGCCGAAGACCACATAGCGAGCTTCTCCATCAACTCCTTCTCTAGGTCCTCTGAACTCCTGTTCTCAAACGTGACGTGTGTGGACTCATCGAATAGTCCCCCTGCCTTACCTAGCAGTTCTAACGCCCTGATTCTATTAGCAGGTGAGTTGCCTTCCTCTACTGCCTCCTCCTGTAATTTCTGCACAACCCAGTCCATGCCTAGCCTTTCATGTGCCTCACGAGCAACCTTGTTGTCAGACTTGAGTGCCTTTATTGCTTCCTTAACCTTGGGATTCTTGGCGAGCTTGGATGAGTTATTCCACACCACCTGCTTGCTCATCTTGTCAGCATTGTACGCCTTGCGATAGGCTTCAGCATAGCTGTGGCCCTTGGCTACAAAGCCTGCAAATGCACTCTGTTTAGGGCTAATCGTAGTGGAGTTAGGCATAGGTGATCA